CCTGCTCACGTTGCAGGACCGTTTCAGCTTGCTTGGTCGCCTTTTGGTCAGCGAGCCATTCCAGCTTATCCTCAATGTAACGGTCATCGAGGTGCCCGAGTGGATATTTGTCAGTGTCGGTGGGATCCGGCGCTGCATTTCCAGTGTCAGGATTAACACTGGATTTTCCGCCTTGCAAGAGCTTTTCTAAATTTTCCAATCGTGCAGCCAAATCCGGAGCCGGTGTCGCCTGTGCCTGCCGCAATTGTCGCGCCAATTCAGCCTTTTCCCGCTTCAAGCGATTTATCTGACTTTCCTTGGGATCCTTCGGGGTTTTGGGCTCTTTTTCGCCTTCCTCGCCTTCGTCTTTGTCCCCTTCGTCAAGGTTTTCTTCGACGGGTTTTTCTTCCGGCTTTTCCTCAATGGCGGGCGTTTCCTGGGGTTTGTCGCCGCCAAGATTGCTTTCACCCACTTCGACTTCGCCGGACGTTTCAAACGCGGCAAATTCGGCATCCTGTGGATGATCCGGTGCCCGCAGATAGCGCCCTACAGCCCGTTCCGCTGTCGTCATGATCAGCCTTGTTCTAGTCGTCATTGTCATTTTCTTGTTCTCCATTTTTCCGGGATTGAAATTCCATATCGCGCAAGTCGAAATCCCGATCTTCGTGCGCTAGGCTATTGTGTTGATCGAGTGTTTTCATCACCTGATCAAACTCAACATTGTCGGCATTTGTCAGCCGTTCGTCGTTCTTTCCTTCGACGTCCGATTTGCGGCTCTGCGCATCGAGCACGGCCTTATACGCCTGTGCCAATGCCAGATTTGCGCGGGCTTCGTTATTCTTGGCCTTCGCACTCAAATCGGCAATCGTTGCCTGTGCTTGGGCCTGCGCAAGCTCTTGCTGCATCTGCTGCATTTGCTGGTTAGCTGCCTGCATCTGCTGCATTTCCGGCGTCATTTCATCTTCCGGAACCATGCCCGGAGGCAGTTGCATCTTGAAGCGCCGTGCAAATTCGCCGGACTTCGGCCAATCCTGTGCTTCTGCGATAAGATCCATGACACTCGCGGCCGTCTGCGGTGCAGCGTTGACAAAGGCCATCATCTGCTCGTTCGCAAGCGCACGCTTGGTTTCGGTAGCCGGGCCAACGGAGACAGTCACCCCATATTTGCCCATCGTCACATCGGAATTCGGATCGCTCGGATCGTTGATTTTTTGCAGGAGCATCTTGTCATCGCGCCCAATAATCGTGACGATCCGCTGTGTGTCATAGATATACGGGATAAGCTCGTTGATATTTTCCGCGCAGCGCGTGTCCGCGATTTTTGACCTATCGGTATAGATGAATGTTCCCACGTCGGAAACCATCTGCCGCTGCTGGATCGCAACCTTCGAAACTTCGTTCGACGGCATACCCAAGGCCGCTTCATGGATATTCGAGATATCCTTGAGATCCTGGGTCGCCATACCTGCTTCGTTCACGAGCGCCGCGTCAATCCCCGGTGGCGGGATATGGACAGGCGGATTTTCCCCATCGTTGTAATAAAGGAAAGGATCGTCGCTAGACGGTGCCCGCCGCCATTTTGGCTCGTGCCCCTTGATCGCGTCCGGCGTCGTCAGCCATTTGTTGCGGGGAGCCGCGACAAGCTGTTCCGCGACGGTCGAGCGCCAATAGTTGTGCAGACGTTGCGGATCCTTGAGGAACCGGATCAGGCCCCAACGGTGGATCTTTTCGCCGTCATTCAGTTCCCATCCTGGGACACGATAAACCGGCAGAGACGAAATCGGGTAATCATATGGCCCTTCGAGAATGGCATTGCCGGAACAAATGTATAGCCGGGCAAATCGTTTGGGCACTTCACGGGTATAGAGAGTTCCGTCAGCGCGCGTTTCCACGAAAGGCGCATACTCGTATTCCTCCATGTCGGTGACGTCATGCACCGTGCCATCCTGATAGAGTGCAAGCACCTTCGTGCCCTCTGTCACCATGCGCCAATAGGACACAATTCGAACGGTATCTTGCGAGATCCAGAAGCCGCTTTGGTTCCAGCGCTTTTCACCAAGGAACGAAATTTCTGCGGCCCAAGGCCAGCGTTTCTTGAATTCTTGCTGCGGGATATCGTCGCCCACAAAGGCCCATTGGCAATCCCGGCCGGACGGCTCGATACCGAGCGGATCAAACACGGCTGAATAAGGATCCGTGATCGCCGCCAGCTTGATTTCTTGCTCAAAAACGTCATCGCTCGTGTAGTCTATCGAGAGCGTATAGGCGCCTTCGCCGCCCACAACCTGATACTTGCTGGCTTCATCACGGGCGAAATCAGCGTGCGAATTCTTGAAGATCGATCGAATGAGCCCTTCGCGGATCTCTGCGATTTCCTTGGTGCCTGCCTTGTCCGGATAGACGCGAATTTCCGTCTCGTTCATGAGGCGGTTGCCGAGAATTTGGGCAACGAACGCAATCAGGCGGTTGAATGTCAGGACCGGCTTGCGGAGATCCTTGCGGCGCTGTTCAACGACGGGATCCCACTGGTTGCCTACGGCAAATTTTGCGTCATCCTTGCCCGCCAGGATATTATGCTCATTGAAGCCGTAGCCCCATTCATATTTGGCGCGCATGTCATCGAGAAAAGCATCTTCGCTGTCGAAGCCTGCCAATGTTCTCTTACGATTACGCGGAATTTCGCGGTCCTCGCTCGCAATATTGTCCCGGATACCCGCCATGCCCCAAAACTCCTGTAATCAGCCCATCCAGCCCGTGCTGCCGCTGTAGCTCCAATCGTCCTCAATCGGAGGACCGCCATTGTGTCCTATCATTTCTCCCATCGCTTCGCCAGAGGCGAAATTTTTGGGCTTTTCGGGCTTTTTCCAGCTATCAAACCATTCACGGGTTGCAAAAGTCAGCACGCAAGCATCTGAAAGATCAGAGGAACGCAGTCCACGCGCCTTCATTTCGGTTTTGCTCTCAAGCAGCCAATCATTATTTGCCCGGAATTTTTCCTTGGGGCCGCTGATATCCGATGCAAGATCGTCATCGTCGGGAATTGATCCGCCTTCGATAATCCACTGCTTGAAATCCCCATACATTTCCGCGCGCTTGTTCCACGGACCTGCCCTTTTCGGCGTGGCCTGCTTGAACCGCGACGTGCCGCCGAAATCGACGCCTTTCACGATTTGCGCATATTTTGGGTTCAGGTTGCGCAGCGCGGAAACAATATTCTGGCCCATCGATCCGCGATCAACGCACATGCGGTTGGGCTCATACTCGTCAATAATCCGGGAAAGCCATGCTACCGCTTCGTCATGCTCAAGTTTGTTGCGGTGGATGACTTTTGTGATCTTGTCGCCGCGCCGGAACGCGACTGCAAAACGGTCGCCGCCACTACCGGCCGGATCCACGCCGATGATCAAGGGCGCGTCGGGATCGTCCATCACACGCTTGCGAGCACGCAGCACCAAGGCAGGCTTGATAAACACGCCTTCGATATCAGCCGACGCAAAGGCTTCCGTGACGTCGATAGGATATTCCTGGCGAAACTTGCCCATCGAACCAAGCTCGTGGATCTTCGACCGACGCCAAAGCATCTGTCCGTTGCTCAAGCCGTGAAGCTCCTGATATTCGGCTTCCGATAGCTCGCCTTCTTCCTCTGCTTCCTGCAACGGGGTAAAATCACCGTGTTCATAATATTCCGGCGAAGCGGTCCACGGCACAAAGACGGCTCGATAGCGCCCGACGCCTTTCAACGCGTCCATATATCGCTTGTAGAATTCCCCGTTCGGTCCTGCCGATGTTGTTTCCAGCCAGATTTCAGACGGGGCTTTCACCCATCCGACGATCTCGCCTATACCCTTCTCGAATGGCAGCGGCCGGGCAGGCTCGCGCCAAAGCACGCCCCAAACGCCGCGCACTTCGTCCACGCCCTGCACCGATGCCGCGAAATGATCTGGCGCGTTCGTCCACCATGCAGCCTCCGAGCCGTGGAAGTAGGTGACAGCGCCGCCGCGCCCGCCTGCCTTCTGCCCGGCCGTCGCAACCTGATAGGAGGATCCCCGCTTGACGAATTCCAGTTCCTTGGCGTTGTCGGTGCCGACCTGTGGCGGGAAAGGATGCTTCTGCTGCATGAGATCGGTCATTTCGAACAGCACGTTCGATGATGCCATTTCGTGCGAGAGAATATAGATCTTCTGTCGATCCCAGAGTGTCGCCCGCCAATAGCCCCGAGCCGCAACATAGGTCGAAAAGCCCTGCCGCCTTCCCTTGAGCCCGGCGATACGCACCCATTGCTGTTCCTCAAGCTGGCTTTCGGCCGCGTTGTGCAAGATCATCTGCGCGGCATTGAGCACCAAGGGTTCAAGGTCGCCTGATTTTGTCCGGATCCGGATGCAGTCGCGCGCGAAGCGCTTGAAGTCCGATTTCCACCGGGCAACGTAGAGCGATAGCCAACGCGTCC